CTCGCCATCCTCGCCAATGATGCGAGCGATGCGTTCCGTGTCGTAGATCTTGGGGATCAGATCCACCAGTTGGCGAGTAACATGACGCACAGCCCGAGCCAGATTATCAACATAGTGGTACGTCCCTGTGTCGCCTTCACGCTGGCGGGCCAAGATGGCCTTGCCTGAGCGCTCGTTACCTTCCAGCCCCAGCGATGCGTTGTACTGCCCCGTGGTGCCCTTGATGTCCTCTGCGGCCCCCATCTTGGCCTGAATCAGGCCCGTCTGGGCCATTGGCGGCATGGCGCGCTGCGGCAGCGGCAACGTGTTGCCCGCGCCGTCCGTCACATCGGGGTTGACCTCCAAATACGGCCAGTTCTGGGTGTTTGCAGTCTTCCACTGCGTCTCGTACCCTTCAAACTGCCCGCCGTAGCCGATAAACGGTGCTTTGGGGGCCAGCGCCAGCATCTCGGCCTCTTGGCTTGTCCAGTAGTTGTACATCCGCTGGGCGTCCTTGGCGTTGCGCACCAAGCCCGAGACGTACACCCGGCCATCGACCTCATACTCGTTGCCGACCACCCGCACCACGGGGATGTACTTGCCGGCCCACTCCTGCTCCTCAAGGATCTCGTAGCCGTTGATCTTGCACCACTTGATCTTCTTGCGGTCGGCCTGGCGCGAGCGGATCGGCTTGCCGAACATCGCCTTGAGTTCCTTGTCCTCAAACGACCCGGCAAACGCCGTTTGGTTGCCCGGATACAGGTTCAGCGTGGCGGTGTCGTAATCGACGTAGAAGTACTCAGCGATGCGGATCGTGTCGTCGTTGATCCACTGGCTCAGGGACTGGTCGCCCACACCCAGACTCATCAGCGTGTTGGCCGGTGACGCCTTGGGGTACAGCCGGTGGTACTCCTCGCGGGTGATGTCCTCAGTGATGAAGCACCACTTGGCGTCAGCCCCGCAGGGGTCTTGAATCATCGGGTCCATGTAGACCGAGAACGAGTTGCGCACCCGCCCGATCTTGATGTCCTGATCGAAGGTGTTGTCGTCGCAGTACTCGGTCAGGATGCGGATGTAGCCCTCACCGAACGACACTTGGTTCTCGCAGGCCGTGTCGTAGGCCACGTCGGCGTCAGAGATGTACTCAATGTGCCGCACCACGCCGTCGAAGATCTCCGCGACCTCAATGTCGGCTTTGTCGTCGGCGGGAATCACCTTGCCGCTGGGGCGGTTCTGCCGCTGGTCGTTGGTGACCTGCCGGACGTGCTGCGGCAGCTTGTTGATCGTCAGGCACGGCCTGGCGTTGATCGTCTGCCCCTGCACCGCGCCGCGGGTGGCCAAAACGTCTGCTGGCCATTGCCAGTGGTTGTCCGGACTGCCGGCGAAGAACTTCAGGTCGTCGATTTCGTCTTCCCGACTCTCGCTGTAGGCCGAAATGGCTTGGTTCAGCCGGGTACGGGCGGTGGCCAAAACGTCCGATTCGGACTTGTTCTTGCCCCCGCCGCCGTTGGCGACGGCTGCTGCAGCCGTGATGCCGGTGTAGTCAGCCATTACTTGCTCTTCTTCGCCGTCTTGGCGGACTCTTTGAAGGCTTTGGCAGTCGGGGCGCCGGAAGCGCCCGGTTTGCGCATCTTTTCGCCAGAGCCTTCTTTGATACGATCACGCTTGGCGTGGATATTCGCGTACAAACCCGGTTTTGTTGCCATTACGCCCCCATCCAACTCGCCGACATTTGGCCTCTGTCGCGCATTGTAAGCGTTCTGGGGCGGTCCACGCGCTCTCTGGAGGCCACAGGAAAGGCGAACGTGACCGCCAGCGCGTCAGCAGCGTCTGGAGAGGCCAATCCGCGAGCTTTCATGTCCTTCTTCGACTCCAGATAGAGCGTTCCGCTGCTGTCAGGCTTGGTTTTCGGCCCTGTCAGGTCCGTTTTGAGCTGCCGGTCCTCTTTGATGGCCGCGGTGCGCAACCAGTCGCGCATCGCGCCCCACATTTCGGCTCGTTTGTTGCCCCACATGACCTGGTTCTTGGCTTTCCAGCCAAAATTTACGCCGCGCACCTTATAACGCTGCTCGTTCAGCCTGTCAAGGATGCCGTACCCCAGCCCGCCCTCGTCCAGCACCACCAGCGTCGGCTTGAAGTCCTCAATGGCCTCAATGACGTGCCCCACGACCGTCATGGTGTCGTCGCCGCGGTAGCGCCGGATCTCCACCAGGTCGCGCCCTTGCCGGACCACGATGACGGTGGAGTCCGCCCCGCTGCGCGCCGGGTCCACGCCGATCACGATGGGCGCTCCGGGGTCTTTGTACTTGGCGCGCTTGAACGCCTCATCGACCAGCCTTGGGGCGATGAACTGCTCATCGCCCGTTGACGGGAACTCGCCGTAGACCTCGATGCGGGCCTGCGGGCTGTCCTCGCCGTACTCCTCGATGATCTGCTCGTAGACGCTCTTGTCCGTGTCCTCGACCGTGCGCGCGTCGATCTGCCGCGTGTTCCAGAACGCCCGCTTGGCGTTGAAGCACTCGTAAAAGTACCCTTGGTTGCGCCGCGGGTTGCTGAACGCCAGCCAGAACCGATGCGGCGTGTTCTCCGTGAAGAAGCCTTGCGCCACGTCCCAGATCGTGTCCGGTATGCCGCTGGCTTCGTCAAAGATCAGCAGCACGCCGTCTGAGTTGTGCAGGCCGGCGTAAGCGTCGGGGTTCTCCTCCGACCACAGCCGACCCTCCGCGCCCCAGTACCGCGTGCCCTTGCGCAGGTCGCGCTCGACGATCTCGCTCAACCACTTGGCCGGCGTGATCCGTGTGGCGCTGATCTCCCACCAGTGGTTGTTGATCAGCATCGCCAGCCACTTCGTGATCTCGGCCCATGTGATGCTGCGGAGCTGCGCTTCGCTGTTAGCCGACACGATGACGCTGGCGCCGATGCGCGTGGTCAGCATCCACACCACCAACCAACTGACCAGCGCCGACTTGCCGATGCCGCGCCCCGACGCCGTGGCCATGCGCAGCACCTGGTACGCATCCACGTTGCCGTTGCGGGCGATGTGGTCGCGGATGTCGCGCAGCACCTGACGTTGCCACGCGCGCGGCCCCTTGTGCTTGGCCAGCGGCGTGCCGTTCTCGCCCCACGGGAACGCGAACAGGACGAACTTTTCAGGGTCGTTCGCTATCGCCGGACTCCAGAGCCTGGCCATCAAGCCTTGCTCTTGGTCCGCCGAAAACCGGGGCTCTTGCATCCGTCACCTCATGTACGAGTTCCAACACCCGCGACTGCGCCTGCTCAAGCGCTGCCGTGATGCTGATCTGCTGCGCCACGTCGATCTGTACCTGCTGCTTGGCCACCCAACCGTGGACGTTCTGCAAGATCGCCAGCGCCGCTTTGTAGTCGCCGTTCAGCGCCGCCTCATGCAACACCGCGGACATGGCAAGTTCGCTATCCGCGCGGCCTTTCTGTTCGGCCAACTCCGCAATCGGGTCCAGTTCGCGCAAGCGCCGGTACTCGCTCGGCAACAACCCTGCCGCTAACGCCAGGTTGTCGCCCTTCAGCCCCCGTTTTGCCGCGTCATACACGCGGTTCAGCACGGCCTCCGTAGCCTTGACTTCGCGGATGGTCAGCGGGAGCGATTTGAACATGGCGATCTGAGTATAGCGTAAGCCTTTTCCGTTTGTGTTTGCAAAAATAATTTTTGCTTACGGCCCCAAAAAATAAAAATTGTCTGCGAGCCCTTCGTTTTTGATCGCTCAGGTCGCCGGCCCTCCCCTCCCCCCATCCTGGCGCCTGGCCGCACGCTGTCTGCCGTCTGCCGTCTGCTAGGTCATTAGGCTACGCCTATCCGGGCCGCTACCCTGGCCAGCATGGCATCTTGGCTATAGGCAACCTATGCCATGCCATGCCATGCGCCTATGTGGCCTATGGTGCGTGGTGACGCGGGTTTGATGGGGCGATAGGCGTTTTAGGTCACGCCTAGCCGCGCATGCCAGCCGCCACCATATGTGTACTGTATATATATACAGTATTTTATTTGTTTCAACCAAGAGTAGATGATTAGATGACCTAACTAGCCTAGCCCCCTCGGTAAGCCGGGGCGTCGTCACCGCCTAGCCCATGAGCTAACCACCCGGATAAGACAGCCCCCCAGCACCACCTAACCCTGAGTGTTCTAGTCAACCATTGCTCGCCCCAAATCGCGTCCTGGGAGTGTTAGGTCATCGGTTTAGGCGCCTCTAGGCAACCCCCGTAGCCTAACAAATTGACCCTACACTTCAGTAGGGTAACAACATTGTTTTACAGTCTGGTTTCCCATTCACTCTTCTATTCTCCAAACATCATGACAAACGATACGCCAACGATTCAGACTCTCAAAGACTGGGCTCTTGCCAACTACGAAAACGGCGCCGACACCCTCGTGGAATGCTGGGGTGACGAAGACTACGAAGACGTCATCCGCGAACACGGCGCCGACGCGCTTTCTTTCATTCAACGCATCGCCGCCGTTTACGCTGATCGCCAAGCCGACGCGCGCAACAGCTGGTGACCCGGAGCCTGACACCATGCGCACCCGTCCCATTGACATCATCTTTGCATGCGCCTTTGGCGCAACTCTCGGGCTTTTGCTCGCCGCTTTCATCTAACGGAGAACCTACACCATGTACACGCCCAGCATCATTCGACGCGAACCCTTGAAGACACTGAAGGACTTGAAGCGCGAAGCCGCACATGCCGCAGGGGAAGAGTGCCCCGAGTGCGACAGTCGCGTTACCGAGTGCAACGGAAGCTCAGAGTACCGCTGCGTAACCTGCGATCACCGATGGGGGTTTGAGTACGGCACTCGCTACGGGTTCTGACCCATCCGCCTAGGCGCCCTGGTGGCGCCTATGGGATGCGCCAGCATCACACAGTCCAATCCAATCCACT